GGTGCCCAGCACGCCCCGTCGCACCGTCAACCGGCGCGGGGCGTAGACGTCCACCCCAGAGTTATGGGCGGCGATCGTGGAGCCGTCCCAGGCCCGCTTCACTATCAGGTTGTTGCCCGCGATCTCGACCACCAGCATCTTCTCGGCGTCGACGAGGATGACCTCGCCCTCGACGAACGCGACACCGGAGCCGACCGGCAGGGTTTCGGTCTTGTTGTTGTTGTCCACGGTGCCGGCGGTGTTCTGCCCGGTGTCCACCATGGACTTGCGGTCCACGATCATCCGCTCGTTCTCCACGAGCAGCAGCTGTCCGACCCCGATGGCCGCCGAGTCGGTGACCGTCACCGACGTGGTGACCGCGTCCGCGACCGCCGCCGCGAGCGTGCCGGCCGCGTCCTCCTTCGCCCAGTAGCCGAACACGCCGTCGATCTGCACCGCGCGCCGTCGCACACCACCGGCGAGCGTGATGGACGAGTCGAACTCGACCGCCACGTACGGCGGCTCCGACATGTCGCCCTCGGCCTCGGGCAGCAGCGTGTAGTCGGCCGGGTCCACCACCACCCCGTCGACCCGGATCGTCGTCGCCGAGATCAGGTCATGGCAGCCCAGCGACACGGTGCGGGACTCGTCATCCGGGTCCGTGTGCAGCGGCCAGTCGAAGAACCGGGAGTCGAGCTCCGGATAGAACCGGCGGTACAGCTGGTCCCGTTCGATCGAGTCCGTTGAGGACGCCACCGCACGGTCCACCTGGCCGTTGTTCCGTGCGGTTTCCCGGATGTCGGTGGCCGACTTGACGTCCTCGCGGGTCGCGCACCACACCACAGCAGGCACGGTCAGTCCCCCTCTCGGTCGCCGACGTACTCGACGATCAGCGGCGCCGCCTTGTCCTTCATCGGCACCTTGAGGCCCTGCTTGGCCAGCAGGGCTTTGACCGCGTCCTGGTCGACGATCTGGGCCGGCGTGCCGAGCCGCTTGCGCCAGCCGTCGAACACGACGTCGACGGGCAACTCGTCGACCGCCTTGCGCAGCGCCCGCTTGTCCCGCTCGGCTTCGCTGGCTCGCGCGTTCGCCGCGGCGTAGGCGGCCAACAGCGTGGCTTGATCCGACCGCGCCGACCGCCCGGCCAGGCGGCGCCACAACGAGGTGAACATCGCTACGCCACCCCCTCGAGCAACAGCTGACCCGGCGGCGGCCAGTACGGCGGGCAGTAGACGAACACCTCAGCGACCTCGACCAGACCCGCGTCGGACGGATGCGGGTCATGGACCAGCCGCAGATCGGCGTCGACGAGCACGACATGCCAGAACGCGCCACGCGGCGACGGTCCACATGCAACGAACCGGTCAGCCGGCGACGGCGGATCCACGAACAGGTGCCGGATCGCGCCGCCCTCCGGGGCGATACACACGAAGTCCCCGCCGCGCCGACGAGCCCACCGCCGCATGCAGTCCCACCAGCCGACGTGCTGCGCGAAGTGCGGCACCGACTCGTACCGCACGCCGAGCAGGTTCACGACCGTCGTACGCAGACAGTCGCCTGGCGTGCCGGTCGCGTCGTGCCCGTCGCCCCGCGCCGGATCGGCGAGAACGCGCTGGCGAATCACGGCCAGCTAACCGTGTCAGTGGGCGCCTCGACCGGGTCCGGGTAGGGCCATTCGGTCGGGAACGAGAACTGCGGCCCCCGTGCTACTGGACCGACCAGCCGCGCGCGTTGGTCGTTGTCGAGGTACACGAACCGTTCCATGGCCATCCGGTCGGCCGGCTCGTTCTCCTGTTCGGCCGCCCGGAGTTCGTAGTATCCGCGGGCCGCCGCCTCGAGGACGACGGCCTTGGCCGACACCGAGTAGGACTCGAGCTGGCCGAGTTCGTCGATGACGAGTCCCTCGGCAAGCTCGAGCAGCAACTGGTGCCTGGCCGCGTCGGCCGAGCTCTTGCGGATGGCGTACGCGAACTCGTCCAGTGTCGCGATCATTCGCGTACGCCCCCGCTCACTTCTCGGTCTTCGTCGGGGTGGCCACCTTCATCAGGTGGTCGACCAGGGTCTTGCGCGGCGACGGGAGTTTCTGCTCGGCGGCCAGCGCCCGCTTCGCCTTCTCGACGTCCTCGCCGACCCAGGTCTTCACCTCGTCGGCCGTACCCTCCGGCACCTTGTTCGGGTCGGGCTCCGGGCCCTCGAGGGCCGGCGCGGGTTCGCCGGCCGACTCCTCGACCGGCTCGATCCACCCGCGGTCGAGGTGCCGCTGCAGCGACTGTGCCTCGACCCGGTCGCCGGCGACGCGTGCGTCTTCGTAGAAGCCGAGCATCGTCGGCGTCCCGGCGACCGGATCCATGATCTTGAGCGTGATGTACGGGGCCGTCACCCGGTATGTCGCGCCCATCAGGACAGCCCCGTGTTCGTGAGTTCGATCGCCGCGCCCGGCTCCTGCACGACCGGCACCGTCTTGCGGCGGCCCTGCAGGTCCCACGCGTCGAGCTCGTCCTGGCGGATCGGCTTGACCTGCACGCCGAGGTCGGACACCGCGTAGCCGGGCGAGCCGTCCATCTCGTCGGCCATGCCGCCGAGCTGGGTCGAGTCGAGCACCAGCGGGTTGGTGATCCGCGGCCCGGTCACGATGGTCAGACCGGCGATCGTCTCGCGGAACTCGCCGGAGTAGACCGGGTTGTCGTTGGCCTCCCGCTTGCGCAGCGCCGAGATCTTCTCGTCGGACATCAGGTAGGCGTAGGCCTCGTCGTTCATGGCGAGGGTGTCCGGCACGTAGCCCTCGTTGAGGTTGATGATGTCGGCCTTGGCCCGCAGGATGTCCCGCAGGATCGTCGGGGCCGCCGCGGTCCAGGCCGCGCCGCCGCCGGCGGTGACGTCGAAGGTGGCGGTGACCGCCGAGTAGATCGCCGACATGGTAATCGTGTCGACCTGGCTGATGATCGTGTTGACCGTCTTGCGCAGCTTGCGGTCCAGCGCCTGGCCGCCGTACTGGTTGCGGGCGATCTCCTCGTCGGTGAGGCGGACCTTCTGGCCCCACTTGGCGATCGCGGCCAGGCCGGCGGTGCCCTCCGGCGTGATCGCCATCGGGTACTCCGACCCGGGCGCGACCGACTCCGGCGTGCGCTCGTTGACCTGCGACTCCAGCTGCTCGTACAGGACGGCGCCGCCCTGGCTCTTGAACCGCTGGGTCAGCAGCTGGTCGGACACGAACCGCAGTTCGCGGAACGTGCGCAGCCGACGCTGGATCGCGGCCGGCGAGTTCAGAAACCTGCTGATCGTCAGCAGGTCGCCCGACAGGGTGGGCGTAGGTGCGAGTGGCATAGTCCCTTACTCCTCTCGGGTTGTTAGCGGCGTCCCTGGACGCGCAGCTTCAGCGTCGGCGAGCCCGCCGCCGTCGTCAGTGCGGTGCCGATCAGCGTGCCGGCCGCGGAGCCGGCAGCGATCGACGTGGTGACCGGGTCGACCTGGCCGTTCGCCGCGGTCTGCACACCGCCCGCGGCGGTGATGGCGCCGGCGGCCTCCAGCTCGTGGACGACGCCCTCGAGCGGCCACACGCTGACCTTCGCGCCGGACGCGGCGTCGTGTGCGGCCACGCCGACCACCACGGTGGACGCGGCGCCCGCGTGGGCGACGGTGCCGTTGCCGGACGCGGCCAGGACGCGGCCGCCGGTCACCGCGGCCGAGGTGGTCTGCGTGAACGGCTGCGCGCCGCCGGGGTAGATGGGTGCGTAGTCGCCCATGGCTCAGGCCCCCTTCGTGTTGGTCTTGGACGCCGGCGGGAACAGGCCCGCGAACTCGGCGTCGAGGTCCTCGTCGTCGAGGTCGGCGTGACCGAGCGCGTCGACCGGGACGACGTTCTTCGCCAGGGTGGCGATGACCTCGCGTGTGCCCTCCGGGTCGGCGTCCCACAGCCGCTCCCAGTGCGCCTTGCGGACCGGCGGGAACTTGCCGGCCTTCACCGCCTCGGCGATCACCTGGTCGCGCTCCTCGCGGGCGCGCTTGGTCTCCTGGGCCTCGAGGCGCTTGATGCGGTCCTGCTGCGCGTCCCACGCCGACGCGTCGATCACCATCGTGCCAGCGACACGCACAGGTGCCGCGGCGGCGACCGGCTCGGCCGCAGGTGCGGCGGGCGTGACGTCGCTCGTGGGCGACGTGCCCGTGCCGCTGGTGGTGGACGTCTGCAGCGCCGCCGTCATCGCGGCGTTCACGTCCTCGTCGGGGGCGTCCGGAGCCAGCCCCAGCGCCTCCCTGAGCTTTGCCGGGTCCATGCCGGCTCCTTCCGTTGCGGTTGTTCCTGCCTCCACAGCGGACGCTGCGGGGGACGTCTTCTTCTGGGCTGATGCATGCATCGATGCCGCCGCCTGCGCCGGGGTCGGCGCGGGCCGGGATTCGCCTCGGGACGCGTACCGGATCGGGCGTCGTCCCGTCACGGCCGCCGCGGCGACGGTGGCCGCGTCCTCGTAGCGGACGACGACCGGCACCGGATCCCCGAAGGACACCGCGTCGGTGCCGTCGCCGTCGCCGACGATCACCGGCACCCGGGACCGCACCGCCTTGTCGTCGTCCATGACGATCAGCTGCAGCGGGTCGAGCTGCATCTCCTCGATCCACATCGACCAGCCGTCGCCGAGCGGGGACGCGTAGAACGCCCGCCGGACGTCCTCGGTCGACACGCTCGCGACGACCGGCGCGGGTCGCGGGTTGGGCATGACGCCTCCCTGTCTGGATTGGACGGTGAAGGTGATCGGCTCGCCGCCGTCCTCGGCGGACGCGGCCACGTCGTACAGCTCAGCGAGGTCCTGCAGCGACTGGATCGTGCCGATCGCCGGCCGTTCCTCACCGAGCAGTGCGACCGCGGTGATGACGAAGTCGTGCGTGTGGCCGAGCTGGCAGCGAAAGCCGTACTGGCCCTCGATCGACCGGTCCGGATAGGACGCGGTCAGCACCGACACGCCGTCCTCGTCCTCCTCGACCAGCCAGCCCGGCAGACCCACGTAGTCACCGACCAACGTGCGGCCACCCTCGGCCGTGGCCATGTTCGCGATGAACCCGACAGCTGGCTGGCCCGGTGCCGGGTCGGGGGTGTGGCCCAGCTTCAGGATCGGGCGGCGCACTGCGGGGCAGTCCATCGCGCCGACCGCAGCGGCCAGATCCTCTACGGTGGCCGTGAACTCGCCGGTGGACGCGTTCCACGTGCCGGTGTGCATCAGCTCCACGTTGGACACCCGACCCATCGCTGGGGCGGCTGGCACGGTGACGTCAGGCATCGTCGCCGCCCTCCGGTTCGGGTTGCTCCAACGTCGACCGCCCTCGCTGCACCGCCGGAACCTGCCCTTGCGCCGCCGGAAGCCCATATGCGTTGCGCATCTGCTCCTCGACCGCATCGTCGGGCGTCAGCGCGCCCGCGTCCCGCAGCGTCTTGATCGCCTCGGCTGTGGCGTGGTGGCGTGACCCGATCTCGTCGAACACGATCTTCGGCGCCGGTTCGTCCGGTCCCCAGTTCAGGTCGACCAGGTCCTCGACGATGTGCTGCGTCGCGGTGTCGGCGATCTGCTGAGCGACCGACTGCAGCGACAGGGTGAAGAAGTCGGCGAACGTGGTGCCCAGCGCCCAGGATCCGGTCTGGGTACCGAGGTTCAGGAAGTGCGCGAGGACGGCGCGGGCTATCTGCTCGTCGTGGTAGCGGATCGGGGTGTCGGCGTCGGGCAGGTCACCGTCCACGCCGACCAGCTTCAGGGTCGCCCCGTACGGCACCGCGGCCCCGGCGTCGCCCCCGCCACGCCACGCCCTGGCCATCTTCAGGCCCGTACCGAGGTCCGCTTCCCGCTCGGCCCCGGTGTACAAGGGCACACCCATGCCGTTGCGCTCCACCGTCTGCACCTGAACCCTGAGCAACCTGTCCTTCAGCAGCCAGTTCTTGTAGCAGGAACGCAGCACGCTGTGCCCCAGCCAGTTCCCGCCCTCGCGCTCGTTGACGTAGGCGACCAACCGGTTGACCGGAATGATTGGCGGCGTACTGCGACCGTCCGGGTTTCCCCACTGCTCAATGGAGATCAGGCCGCCGTCGGAGTCCACATTGACCGCCTGGATCGTGCGCGACGGCCGCTGGCTGAGCTTGCCCAGCCGGACCATGCCGGCGTCATCCACCCGGTACACCTGCTCGAAGAACGAGTGGCCCATCGGCAGCATCAGCAGCGCCAGCCGCAGATGTTCGCCCCAACTGAACCGGTCCCGCGTCCGCCTCGGCGACATCTCCGGCGCCCCCGCCAACGGCAGGCCGAGGTCCTCGGCGATCTGCTTGGCCACCTCCGGCCGCGCACCGTTCGCGTCGACCCGCCACCCGGTACGCAGCACCGGCTTCGTCACCGCACCCAGCACCGAGGTCACCTGCGCGTCCTGGCGGCGCATCCGGTCGTAGACGTCGACCGACAGCGGCCACCGCAGCTCCGGGGTCGGCTCGAACTCCAGCGCCTGCCACCACGCCGGCCCGTCGACCACGTGCCCGATCTCGCCGACCGGCACAGCAGGGGTATCAGGCACGACCCACCTCCTCAGAACCCGACGTCATTCAGGCCACCGCGCGGCCCGTCGTCGCCCGCGCCGTCGTCGTCCATCAGCGGCGACGCCGGCGGGGGCTTCTCCTCGACCAGCACGCCCACCCGCGCCAGGTGTGCGAACCGAGCCGACGACATGGCGCCGGTGGGGCTGATCTCGATCTCCTCGGTCTGGTCCGAGCGGACCCACTTCAGCGCGTCACCAGAGCGGCGGGTCTTCGCGCCTTCCACGGCCGCGTCGAAGATCTCCGGGTACTCCGGGTGCGGCTTGACTCGGATGCCGCGGTCGTCGACCGCGACGATGATCTGGCCGCACGCCGCGGCCTCGTCGGGCCCGCTGGTCACCAGCAGGTCACCGCGGCGCGGCCGGGTCTTCTCCGGGTCCTTCTCGTCGTCGTGCTTGCGGTCCTCCGGCCGGACCATCCCGGCCGCCTTCAGCTCCGCCTTCAGCACGCCGAAGGTCATCGCGTTCATGCCGATCGCGATCGGATCCTTCTCCGCCTTCAGCTCCTTCAGGCGGGGCACCACCCACGAGGTCCCCACCCGACGGTCCACGAGCTCCACATGCCCCAGGTCGTCCTCGCGGACGCCGTAGAGGACGATCGCCGCGGCGTCCAGCTCCGAGGACACCTCGACGCCGAAACTGCAGCCGATCGACCGCACCCACGCCGACGACCCGTCCTGCAGCGCCTCCCACTTGTCCGGGTCGATCCGACCGCCGGCCACCAGCCGAGGCACCGGCCAGATGCACAACCGTTCCCGGGCGAAACCGCGCGGGGTCATCTTCCGCCGCTCCCGCGCCACCGTCCGCGGCTTGATACGCAGGCCGTAGGCCGGGTTCGCGGCGGTCACGTTCTTCGGGTCCCGCAGGTCCAGCTTGCCCAGGTGGTCGAGGTCGCCCTAGACGCCCCAGATCCGGGCCCCCAGCGCCTCCGACTCGTCTTCGTCGTCCTCGAGGTCGGGAGGTTCGCCGTTGAGCATGGCCAGCGCGCGGTCGCGGAGCCGGAACAGGACCTCGCCGGAGTCGCCGTCCTTGGGCGGCGAACTGGTGTAGATCATCTGTGGATTCGGGCGGGCGGACTGAGCGAACGCCAACGCCTCGTTCTCGGCGTCAGTGAAGAACATCGCCTCATCAATGACCACGAGATCGGGGCTCAGCCCTCGACCCGACTGCTCCGACCTCGTGATGACCTTGATCCGCTGGCGGGTGTCCAGCCGGATGAAGCTCTCTTTGCCGTTCGTGTAGTTGATCTTGATCGGGATGACATGACCCCGACCCTGGTCAAACCGGCACTTCCCCGGCAGGCACTTCGGCGGGCAGGGGACCGGCCCGATCATGATGATGTTCTTGCCGACACTCCAGCCGAGGTTGCGCAGCAGATCCTCGGTCCGCAGAAACCCCTCCAGCGCGGTGTCCCGCAACTGCGCGGACCACAGGATCAGGCGCTCGGACCACTTCAGGAAGCCCGCCAGCACCCGGGCCTC